AAATTTTACCAAGTTGGTAAAAAATGAAAGGATAAAAAAATGAAGTTAAATAAAAATCAAATTGAATTTTATAATCGTATTGAATTAAATGATAAGTTAAGAAAAATTTCAAACGAATATAATATTTCAATGTATAAATTAAAGAAGTTTTACAATGCTATTAATAACAATGAAAAATTTGATATTCAAATTAATATCATTGAAGAAAAACAAATTAAATATTTATTATTCCAAGATCGTTTAGTTTTGGCATAAGAATTGCAAGTATTAACTGTTATTTTAATTAATTATGAAAGGATAAAAAAATGACACAATATATCGAAAATACTTTAAAGTTAATCAATAAAGAAAATAATTTTGATAAAAGTAATTCAAAATTAGTTATTGAGCATTATGAAGATTTAATTGATTTTTCTGCAATTTATTTCAATTGCTATGATAAAGTTAAAAAGTTAAATCTTGATAAAGGTTTTAAAGCTGAACTTGATAAAGAACTTAAAAAGCAATCTTCAGAATTTTACCAAGTTGTTAAAAAATGCACACCTAACCATTTAACTGCTATGCGTAAATTAGGAAAAAATCCTTTATCAGCTAAAAAAGTTGTTAAAGATAAAATTGCAGATTGTACAACTAAGAAAAAACCAATTAAGTTTGCATCTATTAGAGGTATGGGAAATTTATTCAATACCCCACCAATTGAAAAAACTTTAGAAGAAGATGTTAAAGAATATTTTAAATCACGTTCTAAAAAGTACGATTGTTCAAATAAGAAAATTATTGATACAATTACGCAAGTTTTCCAAGCTGAAATTAATGCTAAGAAAATTGAAGATGAACAAACAAAACAGCTTAATGATATCCAAGCTGTAAAAGATATGATGAATGTTGCATAACAATTTACAAAATATTGAGTGAGATTTATTTCTCACTCTTTATTTTTTTTTTGTGCCACTACTATCCTAGTAGGGAGTGAGGAGTGAGGAGTGGCGAGTGATTTTTATAGAGGAGTGAGGTATGAGTAAATATTATTGGGATAATGGAATACGTGTAAACGTATCTCGTGGCAAGTTGGAATCTTCAATGTCTAGGTTTGCCAAACATGGCACGAGGAGAGATTTTGACTTTACGATTGTGGACAAAGCTGCCGAGTTTGCGAATCAAAAACAAGCTGACGATATGGCTATGAATGAGTCATTACGTAAATTACAAGACCTATTCAAAGACTAATATTTTTCTGTAGGATTCGTGTTTTGGCATGGATATTGCATAATATTTCTTACCAAGTTGGTAAAAAACAGAGGAGACTAAAAATGGAATATAAAAATAATGTGTTTTACATTTATAACAAGAGGGAAAATATTATCTCTTGTATTAAAGGTAAATCTTTGTTTGTGGAGTGGCTAAACAGAAAAGCTGATAACTTCACATATCAATTCTTCACAACTCTAAAAGAGTTTGAGAAGTGGGAAAAAACAACTGTTAGAGGAGCATGGAAAAATGGCAAACAGATACGAGACTAGAAGAAAATTAATTAGATATTCAGACTATTGTTCATATGCAATGATATTCTTTTATCTTAACGCAATATTATTGGCATTCCCTTTAGCCTTATACTTTGAAGATGATCTAATCTTTTGGATTATCTTACTATCCTTTGGCTATTGTGGCATAATGTGTATGGCTTTATCATTTATATTAGCTGAGAGGGCATACAATCGTAACTAAAACTTACCAAGTTGGTAAAAAATGAAAGGAGAGTCCAATGGGACTAAATATAAATATCTATAAATGTAATAAGTATGGGGATTGCACCAACAATGGTGTGTCATCATGGAATATAAATGGATTGTGTATCACTAATGTACGTGGGGGAGACACTCCAAGTGATAAGTACCCATCTGCTGAGTTAGTAATACAAGAGCATTTTGATAGGAGAACTATTAAAATTGTGCCTACTGATGTAGGAAAGAGACACAGTATGTTTGGGGGCAACTATGGGGGGACTAGTGATTCTAGGTTCTCTGAAACTGTGGAGAGAATGCTAGAGCATAGTTTCTATGGGGCAGTGCCAATACATGATCGAGTAGAATAGGAGGGACAAATGGCTATTAGTTCACATCATAAATACTATAAGCAGTTAGAGGGTTTTACTATAAAGAAATTCTTAGGGGAAGACGCAGAAGGATTCCCAGAATTTATTTTGACTAAACCTAGATATCAAGATGTTAAAATTGCAGTAAGTGCAGACCCCGAAGGTAATTATGGTGGGTTTTTATTCATAATGAATGGAGAGGAGTGAGACATGGCATATTATTTTAAGTGTGAAAGCTGCGATAAAGAGGAGCGTTTTGCTCTTCGTGATGACAATGGAGAGTATCACGACTATTGCAATGAGGGCAAAAAGCAAGAGTATGAGACTGTGATTTGCACTACTTGTATATCTAAGAAAGTGAGACTAAAAGGTAACTATATCATTATATAACGAGAGGAGAGAACTATGAGTATATTAGTAGCAGACATCAAATTCTACGTAGTAGATGATGATGGCAATGAGAAGTTAAACAAAAAGGGTACACATATACAACTGTACCAACTAAAAAGAGGTGTAAGATTTAAACCACTAGAGTATCTAACAGAGGATATGGATATGGACATATTAGAGGAGATTGAAGATGAAAGTTAGAGTATATTGGAATCTACATAGGCGAAAGTGGAGCATACAACAAGGTGGACTTGTCATAGACCATAGGGATAGCTTGTTTCTCACAAAAGCTAACTTCACAGTACGTGAGGGTGGACAAAAGCGAGTTAGAGAAAGTGGGCATAAGAATGTTCATGCTTTTGTATGTGGGGAATGGGATCAAAAGGAGTATCGCACATTTAAGGATATGAGATTGTGGAGACGAGTGCATTACAATCCCAAGCGAGATAACTTCTTTATGGTGCAAAGCAAATCTGATCCTAGCAAGTACGAAGAGGTCAAGAGAGACTTCACATATGCTGTGGCATTAGAGACAGAGAATGGTAAACCAATAACACGTATTTAGAGAGGAGAAAACTATGGATCAAGATTATAAAGATGGTTGGCGATGGATTGTTTGGGTAGGGGGCAATGATGACTACTACAAGAAATATGAAGATGCCAAGAGAGACTATGACGATTGGATAGCCAAAGGCTATGATGATGTAATATTAGAAAGGATAAAACCATGACAGAGGGTATAATATTTTATGAGGGTGCTAGTCCCTTAGATGGTAAGCCTATTGTAGGGATAGCCTTGCCCGATAAAAAGAGTAACAACAGTAAAACTGGTCGCATGGCATCTACACTAATCATACGATCAGATATAGATCCGATTACTGCTAGTCGGTTAGGCGAGGATTATTCTATATGTGGTGATTGTATACACAGAGGTGTGCCTAATCCAAACAAGGAGAGTGGTGGTGCAGATGAACGCAGTTGCTATGTCATGTTATTGTATGTGCTTTCGGTATACAAGACATACAAGAAAGGCAAGTATACACGAGTAAGTGGGCATACTGCACTAGCTAATTGGTTTGAGGGCATGACTGTCAGACTAGGTAGCTATGGCGATCCTAGTATTATCCCTAGTTATATATGGGATAGCATACTGTCTAAGTCAAAAGGCAGAACTGGGTACACACATCAGTTTGGTGTGGACAATGCTGATGTCAGAGCAGATATGTGTATGATATCAGTGGATAACCTAGAACAAGCAGAGTATCAATGGTCACTAGGCAATAGGACATTCAGAGTAGGAGCGAGTGTGTCTGAGATGATTAGGGGCAAGGAGATACTATGTCCAGCATCTGAAGAAGCTGGTAAGAGAACTACGTGTGTGGATTGTAAGCTATGTTCTGGCAATACGATCAAGGCTAAGAATATATTCATTCCCTCACATGGTAGTGGCAAGAAACATTATAACAGAAAGGTAGCATGATGGCATACGTAACGACTATGAGAGATTTGTTTTGTATGTTTGAGCTGCACAAGAAGTTGTGTGAGTTCAAGAAGTGCAACCCACTAAACTTTGATGACTTCACTTTGGTTTTCATTGAGAGTGGGTACACAGACATACAATCAAATGCATTCAGAAAACTTACCAAGTTGGTAAAAAATGATGATTAAACCAATCAACCCAATTGCGAAAGCAATGGCACACAATAGGCGAAGAAAGCAAGTTGTGCCAAACAAGAAGAAGTATAATCGTAAGACCGATAATACTTTTAAACAACAACTCAAAAAAGAGGAGAGTAAAAATGAAAGATCTTAATATCAGCACTCTTAACGATATGTTAGGGGCATTATCTACACGCAAGAGACCTTGCGACATGGAGAACATTCTCAATCATGAGGTTTTCTCTGAGGGTCGAGGTGAGCATGTAAAGATAGGAGACATGGCACTAGAGCATCTATTGCGTAAGTTTTTCAAGATACTTATGAGTAAGGACAAGACTGAGATGTATCATGATCTACATGCCAAGATAGCCAAGCTAGATGAGCTTCTTGAGGAGAAAGATGAGATCATAGATAAGTTTGCTAAAGAAGAACATAGATGGAGAAAAGCATATCATGATAACTTCAATCTTGAAGGACATAGATATACCTTCTGCGACATACCCAACGATGCTAGTGGTAGGGCATTTGTTGCACAACTAAGAGAATATCTTAACACAGATTCCTACAAGATAAGAGTGCGTGGTCAGTATCTAGTTGATGGTGAGAATTGGAGAAGATATTCCTTTGGTCAGCCTATAGAAAAGTCTAAGTGCTTACGTGTATATGTGGACAAGAAATGAGAGTGTCCACATTAGAAAAGCCACTTAGTAACTTGTGGGCAAATGCACAGAGATACTCTGCCAACTTTTATGATACTAGGTATCCTATCTGTGGGCAGTATCTTGTGTATGCAGTTGTAGGTAGGAAGTGGGTGCGTATCACACAAGGGGATTTAGTTACCCCTTCTAAGATACGTTCTCAGCTATCTAGATTTAAGATGTCAATACAAGAATGGAACAAACTTAGAAAGGAGAAGTTCAATGAGTAAGGTACTATACGAGTGTCGTAGTGACACACATGCTCAATGGAGTTTAGATAAAAAGGATTTGATATATGTAACTAGCAAATTAAAGTTCAAGTCATACAAAGAGATGGTAGATCACATAAGTTCAGTCGTGGCTGCCATCTCATATCTGAAGAGTAGAGATGATGCCTAGTTGGATGGTGGTTTATACTGATGTCATTGAAGCCGATACAGAAGAAGAAGCTAGGAAACGATTGATACGTGTTCTAGAATCTGATGTGGAATGTAATGATGTTGATGCGTTTAAATTTACAAACATAGAGGAGATGAAACATGAGTAGTACACAAAGAGATCAGTTAAGTGAGGGTGGCAAGACTATCTTGAAAGCACCTAAGAATCAAGAAGAGGTGCAACAGAAATACGAAGAGGCAAATTTCTTACTGAAGAAGTTTTACATGTTTATGTATGAGGACTCAGAGAACTTATACTTTAAGCATAGACTTTACAGAGATTATGCAATCATACGAAAGGAGAAGCCATGAACGTACTAAGTTTATTTGATGGCATGAGTTGTGGGCAGTTAGCCTTACAACGTGCCGACATTGATGTAGAGAACTACTTTGCTTGTGAGATTGACAAGTATGCTATGCAGATTACACAAAAGAATTTCCCAGATACATTTCAATGGGGAGATGTAACTAAGATCAAAATGCCTACTAAAGGTAGCATTGATCTGCTGATGGGTGGCAGCCCTTGTCAGGGATTTTCGTTTGCGGGACATCAGCTTAACTTTGATGACCCACGTAGCAAATTATTCTTTGACTTCATACGTGTGCTAGATGCAGTTAAGCCTAAGTATGTATTACTAGAGAATGTGCGTATGTCTCAGAAGTCTCAAGATATTATATCTGAAGCGATTGGGTTTGAGCCACAAGCCTTAGACTCTAAGTGGGTTTCTGGTCAAAAGAGGTTTAGGCTCTATTGGTGGGGCAAACTTGTGGGTGATTATTATAAGCAGATACCCATACCACCTCTAGAGGACAAAGGTATTGTTCTAGCTGATATACTAGAGGACTTGCCCTTTGACGAAGCACCCAACTACCTCAAGGGTACATGGTGTGGCAGAGTGCGAGGAGATCTAGTCAAGTCTGTTGATGATGACAAGGCACACTGTCTTACTGCATCTATGTACAAGGGGCAGATACCTACGTTTGTCAAAAGCAAGAAGCCTATACAAGTAGGCATGGCTAATGACATCAAGGGATTTGATATTATCAAGAGAGTGTATTCACCTCAAGGTAAGTCACCTACCCTTACGACTATGCAAGGTGGACACAGACAACCAAAGGTTGCCATTGGTCGCATTGTTAATCGTAGGCTTGATGAGCATGGAACTAGAAAGGATAACCAACTAGAGTTGCCATTTACTACGCAACTTGAGGTTAGCGATGGTGCAAAGTCTAACTGTCTTACCACAGTACAAAAAGATAATGTGGTGGTTAGTGAAGACTTCTTGTACCGAAAACTTACACCACTAGAGTGTGAGAGATTACAAACTTTGCCTGACAACTACACAGAAGGTGTTTCCAATACTCAGCGATACAAGATGATTGGGAATGGTTGGACTGTAGATGTCATCGCACATATATTGAAAGGAATAAAACAATGTTAATGGAAGCAATCGTATGTCTAGCACTTAATGTATACCACGAAGCTAAAAATCAAAGTTTCATTGGGCAAGTGGCAGTTGCACAAGTTGTGATGAATAGGGTCAAAGATCCTAGGTATCCCAACAATGTCTGCGATGTAGTAAAGCAAGGCTTAACATATAAGTGGAAACCATCATTACCAATTAAAAATAAATGTCAATTTAGTTGGTATTGTGATGGGAAAAGTGATAAACCTAAACAAAAGAAAGCATGGGGAGATGCTATGCATGTTGCTAACGGTGTGTATAATGGACATCTAGATGACTTTGTTGAGGGTGCTACACACTACCATGCCCACTATGTTAATCCTAGTTGGGCAGAGACTAAAACTTATGTAACTAGAATAGATGATCACATATTTTATAGATGGGATATTGAAAGGAGTAAATAAATCAAATGTATAAATTTGAAATAGGAACTGAAGTCACAGGGCAATCTAATTTTTACGGACACTTAGATACCATAGGAGAAGGTAAAATAGTTAAGAGAAAGAAATGGAGTGGTGAAAATTGGTATACTTTGGATGACGGAAATACTTTTTTAGAAGATGAAATAAAGGAAGTAAAGGATGAATAAAATAATACATGATGTGTGGCAGTCGATTATGAATCACAAACTTAATCCATTGCAACACATCCCGGATTTGAACACACGACATATGGTTATGCAAGTGTTAGCATGGATGTGGTGCATAGTATTCTCTATGTACTTTGGCAGCATGTGGGTGTTTGGCATAACTGCAATTGCTCATGTCTTTATACTGTGTGCTATCGTTATAACTGTAGCCACATTTGAGACTGCAAAAAGAAAACCAACACTTTTCCTAAAGAAGGGTTATCATACACCTAGCCGAAGTAGATACATGTATTACAAAGGCAAGAGGATTAAGTATGATGATAACGATGTAGGGGGAGAACATGAGTAAGAAATACCACGAGTGGGTATACATGGCAGATGACCAAATAAACCATGTATTAAAATGGGTCATCATATATATCTATGCTTGTGCTACAGTAGTAGTCATAGGTGAACTATTAAATAAATTTTTATAAGGAGTAAAAATGTTTCATAGAATAGTAGATTTTTTTAACGTCAACTATGGCGAGGGGACAAGATACGACCTCGACTATGGTAAATTATTAATCATTGGACTATGCATATACATAGCCATAAAAGTATCTTAATTACAAACAATGGAGAAAGGAGAATATCATGCCATTAGATTTTGTAACTAACCCTTTATTTCAGATAGAGGGATCTGACCTTGACTTCAAAGTAGGCTTCAAGCCAACCAAGATGAAAGGCAAAAAGTATGTCATCAATAAAAGTACTGGAGACTATATCGGTATCGTAGGCGATGGCTTTAAGTGTGCATCACACCCACAGTTTTTCAACGGGATCAAGCAAGTGATACAAGACAATAGATTGCCTCACGAGCTAGAAGATGCAGAGGTAACAATCAAGACTGCTAGAAATAATGCCTTTGGTTTCTTGGATATCGTCTTACCTAATGTTCAGCATGAGGTGATCACCAATAAGCATAGGACTGTCATCAATGAACGTATCATCGCTTTGCATGGTATTGATGGGTCTTGTTCTAATCAAGTGCATACGGGTGCTATCGATACCTATTGTAGCAATGGGCAGATTACTGGTGACTTCAGCAGTATCGTGATGAAGAATACTAGTGGCTTTCTCTATGGTAACTTTATCAATAGAGTTAAGAAAGCTAGAGCTAGTTTCGAGTTGCGTTGTCAGATGCTACAGAAGTGGGCAGACACACCTCTCAATGTAGACGGTAAGACATTCTTATCTAGTATCATCAAGTCTGAGAAGATGGTAGACAAGATGTATGAGTTAGCACACAAAGAGATTGCCAAGCGAGGTAAGAATGTGTTTGCTCTTTACTCTGCCTTCACTAACTACTCTTCTTATGCTGATGACAAGAATGGTTTCACTCTTAGAAATACTGGTCACGACACTAAGGCAGAGTCCATGTGGAAGAGAGAGCAAGAGGTTGCCAAGTGGATTAACTCACCACAGTTCAAGCAATTGGTGGCAGCGTAATGAAGACAAATAAGTTACTACAAGAATACTATTTATCGTTTGATTTCAATAACTTACGTGATGAAACCAAAGCACAATATAAGTATTTTCTTAGTGTGGCTATGGATACAAATGTTGGTACTACTCGCACTTTGGGTAGTACTAACATATCCGATATCACAACTAAGAATGCAAAGATGTGCTACGAAAAATGGTGTGAGAAAGGCATACATATGGCGAATCATGTCATGTCTGTGTCTAGAGTATTAGTAAATTATGGTATTCAGATGGAGTATTGTAACTCTAATCCTTTTTCAAATGTAAAAAAGAGGACACCCGAACAGAGAAGAGTCATTTGGCAGAAGGAAGATGTCAAAAAGTTCCTAGATCATGCTTATTCTCACTTCAATTATAGAAGTATAGGCTTGATTGTGCATATGGCATACGAATGGTGTCAAAGACTGGGTGATATGAGAGTGTTAACATGGGACAGTTTGGATTTAGACAACCAAAAAGCACATATCAAACAGTCAAAGAGAAAAGCAGAGGTATTCTTGCCAATATCTGATGATCTCAATGACATGTTAAAATCTCAGCGTGAGGACTTTGGATTTCAGAGGTATGTTACCCCTAGACCAAAGCCAAGAAGGGGTCTGTATGAGCCTTATTCGCTCACTAAACTACCATTCATTGGTAGAAAGATCATGAACGAGGCTGGATTGTCTGAAAACTTGCGATTATCTGACCTCAGAAGAACTGGTACAACAGAGATGGTGGATGCAGGAGTATCTATGGGTAATATCATGGCAGTTACTGGTCATGCGAATCCACAGAGCGTGAAACCATATATGAAAAATACCTTTACTTCTGCCAACTTTGCACTCGATGCAAGAAAAAAATTGACGGATTTTTAGAATTATGGTAAATGACATTAACTTTGTCCGGGGGTACATGTTAGACTTAAACATACCTATAGGACATACCAAGAGACTTAACTGCCCCATTTGTAATGGTTATAAAACATTTACTGCTACAAATAACATGGGAATGTTAGTATGGAATTGTTACAAGGCTTCTTGTAACATAAAGGGTAATACAAAGGTAAGACTTTCTGCTGATGATATTAAGACTGCAAAGTCACAGAAAGAAAATGAATCTCCTCCATGCACTGCCTTTGTGTTACCCGAATATATTGTTCCCCATAATAATAGAAAAAAGTTAATACAGTTTTGCAATACATGGAGTCTAGATCCAACGGAGCTAGATTTACATTACGATGTAAAAGAAGATAGGGTTGTCTTTCTAATTAAGGATGGCAACAAAGTTGTAGATGCGACAGGAAGAGCATTAACATCACGACTACCCAAATGGAAACGATACGGAAATAATACCTTGCCATATCATTATGGCAGTGGTACTGTCGGTGTTGTTGTAGAGGACTGTGTTAGTGCTGCTAGAGTTGGTGGCAATGCATACGTCGGGGTTGCTATTCTTGGAACTTCACTCTCAGAAGAACACAAGGATTTTCTTTCACGGTTCTCTACAATTATTATAGCACTTGACCCCGATGCTATGCCTAAGATTTTTGCTTTTGCAAAAGAGTTAAGAGGATACGTGAACAACATAAAGGTATTAAGACTAACTGACGATTTAAAATATTATAATAAAAAAGACATAACTAATTTATATAACCTAACCCCGAAGGAGTAAAATATGGAATTAGCATTATTAAGAAGTTTGATGGACAAGGAGTTCTACGATGAACATCGTGGTGCAAAGTGTCCTGATAGATTGTTTAGCAAAGATGCTAGGAAGATCAAACAGTCAATAGATTTAGCAATGGATAGGTATGAGAGAACTCTATCCCCGGATGAAATAGAAGCATTGTTTATATCTAGTCATCCTCAAATGACAACTGCACAGAAACAAGCATACTCAATACTTTTCAAAACAATTAAAAAAGAACAACCATTGGGTGGTGATGTAGCACAAGAGGTGCTATCAAAACTATTCCAACAAGTTGTAGGTGAGGACATAGCTAACTTAGGCTTTGACTATGTGAATGGTGTGCAAACTAGTCTTGAGCCACTTCGACTATTGCTAGAACAACACAATGATGACTTCACCCCTGACCTAAATGTAGAATGGGATGACATTGAGATTGAGACATTGTTAGCCAAGAATGATCTTGAAGCTAGATGGCATTTCAATATACCTTCACTCACACGTATGATTAACGGTGTGAATGCTGGGCATCTGATTGAAGTGGGTGCTAGACCCAATACTGGTAAAACATCTTTCCATGCAAGTATGATTGCATCACCAAACGGTTTAGCACATCAAGGTGCAAACTGTATTGTGTTATGTAACGAAGAAGGTAGTCACAGAGTCGGTGCAAGATATCTTACTGCAGCTACTGGTATGACTATGCAACAAGTTAAAAAGAATCCATCAAGAGCACGAGACTTGTATGCACCAATAAAAGATAAAATTAAAATTAAAGATGCTACAGGCAGAGATATGTCATGGGTAGAAAGTGTGTGTAAATCATACAAGCCTGATGTGTTACTGCTTGATATGGGTGACAAGTTTGCTCGGTCACAAGGCTTTGCAAGAGCAGATGAAGCACTCAAAGCAAATGCGATACATGCAAGACAGATTGCCAAACAACATGAGTGTGCAGTCTTTTACATGTCACAACTGTCTGCTGATGCAGAAGGCAAAGTTTTACTTAATCAATCTATGATGGAAGGCAGTAGAACTGGTAAAGCAGCGGAAGCAGATCTTATGATATTGATAGCTAAGAATCCACCCAAGCAAGATGATGGTGATGTAGAAGATTTACAAAGGCATTTAAATATCGTAAAGAATAAATTAACAGGTTGGCATGGTGTCATAACTTGTGAATTGAATTATAAACTAGGAAGGTATGAATCTTGATCGAAGTAAATGTATCGGAAGATATGTTTCTCAAAGCTAGAGAGAAAGCAGTAGAAGTAGGAAGATTAACAAACTCCATATTAAATGGTGGTGGAAACTTAGCAGGTTTCATAGGAGAACAGATTGTGTTGTTTGTGTTAGGTGGTGAATGGGATAATACATACAACTATGATCTATTAATAAATGGGTACAAAGTAGATGTTAAAACTAAACAAACAAGTGTCACACCCTTACCACACTATGAGTGTAGCATTACAGAATACAATGCAAAGCAAGAGTGTGACTATTACGCATTCACAAGAGTCAAGAAAGACTTTAGTGTAGGTTGGTATCTTGGTGTCATGAAAAAACAAGAATACTTTGATAAAGCAACTTATTTAAAAAAAGGGGAAGTTGACCCTTCCAATAATTATACTGTAAGGGCAACATGTTTTAATTTACCAATAGATAAATTGCAGGAGAGATTAGAATGAAGTTGGTAGTAGATGTAGAGAACACAGTAACCAAACGAGATGGTAAGATGCACCTCGATCCATTTGAGCCATCAAACAAGCTAGTTATGGTAGGGTGTTTAGATGATCGTGGTAATGAATATTTATTTAATATGGATGGGACTTATCAAAACAATTACGATGTAACCATTCAAGAGTTACTAGACAAAGCTACTATCCTAATCGGTCATAACATTGCTTATGATCTTATGTGGCTTTGGGAATCAGGATTTAATTATGATGGTCCTATCTTTTGCACTATGCTTACAGAGTATGTTTTGCAAAGAGGTATCAAAGAACCGTTGCACCTCAAAGATTGTGCAGAGAGATATGATTTAGAGACAAAGAAAGAAGACACGTTAAAGAATTATTTTGCCCAAGGATTTGCTACAGATGAGATTCCAAGAGCAGAACTGTCTAGTTATCTTTCAGCAGACCTACATGCAACACAACAACTAAGCGATAAACAATACTATAGATTGAATACACCAAAAGATGCTGGGTTGATGAATACTGTTTTGTTTACTAACAAAGTATCTGTTGCCCTTGCAAAGATATACAAACGAGGCTTCAAGGTAGATGTAGATACTCTTGAGTCTGTTCAACAAGAATTTCAAAATGAAAAAAGTGAGATAGAAAAAAGATTACAAGGGCAAGTAAAAGAACTTATGGGTGACACACCTATAAATTTAAATAGTCCAGAACAGATGTCATGGATTCTCTACAGTAGAAAGCCAAAAGATAAATCAACGTGGATGAATAACTTTGCACATGCTATGGAAAAAAGTAATTTCAATCAAACTATAAAAGAAAATACCGATATAGTTTATAAAACAAAAGCACAAAAGTGTAGAACTTGTATTGGATCAGGTGTAATTAGAAAGGTGAAAAAGGATGGAACTCTTTATGCTCGATTACCTAAATGTCCTGACTGCAATGGGAATGGCTATTCTTTTATTTCTGTGGGGAAAGTAGCAGGATTTAAATTCAATCCACCAAATGTAAAGTGGGTAAGTGCTAATGGTTTTAGTGTTAATAAAAAAATGTTAGAAGTGCTACAACATGTCACAAAAAGAAATGACAGTGTGCCTGCATTTAACTTCTTAACTGATATACAAAGATTATCAGCATTAGATACATACTTATCTTCATTTGTAGAGGGAATAAAAATACATACTAAGACAGATGGAATGTTACATGTAAGACTTTTACAACACAGAACATCAACAGGAAGATTTAGTGGTGCTGATCCTAACATGCAAAATATGCCAAGAGGTGGTACATTTCCTGTAAAAAAAGTATTTGTTTCTAGATGGCAAGGTGGGAAAATTCTAGAAGCTGACTTTGCTCAGTTAGAGTTTAGAACTGCAGCTTATTTATCACAAGACAAAACAGCAATGAAGGAGATACAAGATGGCTTTGACGTTCATGCATACACTGCTAGTGTCATTACGCAATCAGGTCAAAAGATTACGAGGCAAGAAGCGAAAGCTCACACCTTTGCCCCTCTCTATGGAGCAACAGGATTTGGGAGAACGACTTCTGAAGCAAAATATTACGAACAGTTTACAAAAAAGTACAAAGAAATCGCACTATGGCATACCCGATTGGCTAAAGAGGCTTTAAACACACAGAAGATTAAAATACCTTCTGGTCGAGAGTTTTCTTTCCCGGATGTTAAACGAAGAACAAACGGTGGTGTGTCTCACTTTACACAAATAAAAAACTACCCAGTACAAAGTTTTGCTACTGCTGATATTGTGCCTTTGATTTTATTAGCTATTGATGATCAACTACAAAATTTTAAATCATGTATTGTAAATACGGTGCATGATTCTATTGTTATTGATGTACATCCGAATGAAGAAACAAACGTAATCGACATAATAAATAATACAAACGAAAATATGAAAGCAATAATTGATACCAACTATGGTATTGATTTTAATGTGCCTTTGCTTTTGGAAGCAAAGATGGGGGACAACTGGCTTGACACTAAAGATGTCTCTTGATATAACTATAAGACTTTTTAAGGAGTTACAATGAGCGAATTAGCAAATTTAAACGTAGATAATTACGAAGACTTAGCTAGAGCAATGGGAATGGCTACAGAGAAAAAAGCACCCAAAAAAACTAGCACATTAAATAGATTAAGAATTTGGCACTCACCCATTATGGGTAAGGTTGAGGTTAATGGTAAACCCACAAACGTAGAAGTTATTGAGGGTGGAGCTTATAGATTAGAGGTTGTAAGCGAAGATTCTTCTTTTTACATTTTTTCCAAGAATATTACCATCAGACCTTTCATGCAGCGTTTCATGCTAAAAAGATATGTTGCTAATCAGGGTGCTAAAGGTGGAGAGAAAAAAGGCTCTTTCCACAGAACCATCATGGCTGATAGTCTCAACATTGATCTGAAAGATAACACAGGTAGGTTCAACTGTGGTAAGCCATCAGGTTATGTTGAAGACTTTCAAGCCTTGCCCAAAAGCACACAAGATTTAATAAGACAAATCAAACGAGTACGAGTGCTCTTTGGAACAGTATCTATGGAAGATCCTGTAGATGAAAAAGGTGTCCCTGTTGAAAACTTTTCAGATTCTCCTTTCATTTGGGAAGTTGACAACAAGGATGCTTTTAAAACTTTTGGTGATTTATTCTCAGAGTTATCAGAGAAGTCTAGATTACCAATTCAACATGCTATGCATTTAAATGGTACACATGCTAATCAGTTACCTAATGGTAGTTCATTCTACACACCTATTGTTGAAGTTGATTACACTGAGTCGTTTGAAATAAACGATGAAGATAAAAAACTTTTTGGTGAGTTTAGCATGTTCATAAAAGGTTTTAACGATTGGGTTTGTAAAGAGTGGGATACTAACGTACAAAAAAGACAAGGTGATGTTAGTGAAGCCGATCAAGAAGTAATAGAGGAATTCATTGATATTGATACAGAAGAAGTACAGTGATATCCAACAACCCATTTAGGGTACATAATATAAACTACTTATCCCCAAGTAGCATCAACACCTACATCACAGATCCACCACAATGGATTATGAGATATTTATTTGGCATTAGATCAGATAGTGGTGCTGGTGCTATTCGTGGTATTGCACAAGAGCATGTGTTAGCACAGAAATATGAAAAAGGTTCTTTTGATTTTTTAGAACTCGATACTAAGTTTATTGGTCTTTGTGGCGAAGCTGGTATTGATCTAAATGATGATAAGGTAAAAAAAGAACGTAACACTTTAGCTAGTTTTGGTGAGGTGTTAGACAAAAATTTTAAATATAAAAACTTAGAAAGTTATCAACAAAAGGTAGAAGTACAGTTAGATGACTTGCCCATACCTATTATTGGCTACATAGATTTTTTATTTAAAGATACAATAGTGGATTTAAAGACAACAGTTAGAATGCCATCAAAGCCTACAGAGGCACAAATGAGGCAAATGGCTTTGTATTCAATGGCATATCCAAAGAAGAAAGTGGATTTATTTTTTGCATCACCGAAGATGCACAAAAAATTCAATCTTAAAAATTTGTCATTACATAAAAAACAACTGCAAACAGTGGCATTTAGTATACAGAAACTATTATCACTAAGTGAAGATAAGCATTACATTGCTTCTTTATTCTTTCCAAATGTTGACTCGTGGATGTGGTCATACAAAGCAAAGCAAGATGCTAGTCAAATTTGGAGTTTGAAATAGATAACGAAGATAAATATAAAGGTGGTCTAGAACTTAGTATAGCCATGAAGTTACATACAATTAAGGCTAAGTTTGAGTATGAAACTATAAAAATACAATGGCAAGATTTGTGTTACAGAACATATAAACCTGATTTTATTTTAGATAATGGCATAATTATTGAAGCAAAAGGACACTTTACAGCAGCACATAGAAGAAAGCACGTAGAGGTAAAAAAACAACATCCTAATTTGGACATACGTTTTGTTTTTGGTAACAGTAAAAACAAGTTATACAAAGGATCAAATACTACTTATGCAAAATGGTGCATAGAACAAGGTTTCTTATACCATGACAGAATCATACCAGAGGCATGGTTAAAGGAAAAGGGGAAGAACAAACATCCAAAATTTATTAAATGTACGTAGGAGGTACAAAATGATATATAGAAAAAAACCCAATGCTATTTATATAGAGTTAGACCCAAAAGTAGATGGGTCATATTGGACTGGTGAGGTTGTATTAAACATAATCGCCCATCCTGACTCCAAATTAGACGCAGAGAGCAGAGCTAGTCTCATGCACTTGACACAGTTAGTAGCATCCTCTGTGCCTATCATGGATTTAGATCCTACCATATTAACTAAGTTAGAAAACTTCTTAGAGTCTTTTGTTAAGAGTAAGTTTGTAACTAGAGAAGAAAATGATAATATAATACATATTGACTTTAAAACTAAAAAAAGAAATAATCCTTGAGACATTTAGAGTACATGAAAATGAAAGCAAAACAAGCAGAGCAACAGTCTGATCACAAAGAGATCATGGACATGGTTAATCATCCACCACATTACAACAAGGCTGGCATCGAAACAATCGATGCTATCATGGCTGCTACTGATGGTGGTTTTGAGTATTACTTGCAAGGTAATATCATCAAATATGTTTGGAGATATCGGTATAAAAATGGTGTTGAAGATTTAGAAAAGGCACTATGGTATCTCAAGAAGTTAATAGAAACAAAAAAGGATGACACGAGTTAAAATATTGATTACAGTAAAAGTAGATCACGAAGAGTACACAATACCCTCTGACGGTAATCTAGCAGCAGAAATAGAAGATTACGTTAGGGACATAATACATGAGGTTGATGGTTTAAAAATAACCAGTTTAAGAATAGTTACAGAGGATACATAAATGATTAACAACTACCTACCAACAGATTATCAAAACTTTATTGCTTTATCTAGATACGCTAGATGGAAAGATGATGAGCAACGCAGAGAAACTTGGATTGAAACTGTAGATAGGTATTCAGATTACATGTGTAATCATTTACAAAACAAACATAATTATACAGTAACAAAAGCACTAAAAGAAAAGATAAACGATGCTATAACATCTTTGGGTGTTATGCCTAGCATGAGAGCATTGATGACTGCAGGTGTCGCTTTGGACAGATGTCATGTTGCTGGATATAACTGTAGCTACATACCTGTTGATAGTCCTCGTAGTTTTGATGAGTGTATGTATATTTTAATGTGTGGCACTGGTGTAGGCTTCTCTGTTGAAAGAGAAAATGTAGATAAACTACCTATTGTCAACGAACATTTTGAAGGTAGTGAAACTGTAATAACAGTAGCAGATAGCAGACCCGGATGGGCAAAAGCACTTAGAGAGATGATAGCCATGCTTTATGTGGGTCAAGTGCCAAAGTGGGATGTGTCACAGATAAGACCTGCGGGTGCAAGATTAAAAACATTTGGTGGTAGAGCATCAGGTCCTGCTCCATTAGAAAACTTATTTAATTTTTGTATTGAAAAGTTTATGGCTGCAAGAGGTAGAAGATTATATCCAATAGAGTGCCATGATATCATGTGTAAGATTGGTGAAGTTGTAGTTGTCGGTGGTGTTAGACGATCAGCACTTATATCTTTATCTAACCTTGGCGATGATCAAATGAGACATGCTAAATCAGGAGAATGGTGGGATGAACCTGAAAGAAATATTAAAAGAGAAGGACAGAGATCACTAGCTAACAATTCTGTTGCATACAAGGGTAAGCCTGAAATGGGCACATTCATGAGAGAGTGGACTGCTTTGTATGAATCAAAGTCAGGAGAACGTGGCATATTTAACAGAGAGTCTGCTAAAAAGAAAGTTGATGAGAATGGCAGACGTAGCTCTGATCATCAGTTTGGTTGTAATCCATGTAGTGAGATTATACTTAGACCATATCAGTTTTGTAATTTAACAGAGGTGGTTTGCAGAGAAACAGATACATTAGAATCATTACAAAGTAAAGTTCGCATAGCTACAATATTAGGAACTTTCCAATCAACTCTGACTGACTTTAAATATTTAAGAAAGATATGGAAAGATAATACTGAAGAAGAAAGATTGTTAGGTGTTTCACTAACCGGGATACTTGATTGCCCTATTCTTAGACCTAATAATACTAATTTAAAAGATACATTAGAACAGTTAAGAACTGTAGCAGTAGAAACAAATAAAAAGATAGCTAAAGATTTGGGCATACCACAATCAACTGCCATCACTTGTGTTAAGCCTAGTGGTACTGTTAGTCAACTTGTTGACAGTGCTAGTGGTATTCATGCTAGACACAATCCTTTCTACGTTAGAACAGTTCGTGGTGATAACAAAGATCCTCTAACACAGTTTATGCAACAAGTAGGTATTCCTATTGAGCCTGATATGGGTAAGCCTGATAGTGTTTCTGTGTTTAGCTTTCCTATGAAGTCACCTAACGGTGCAGTTACAAGAACTGAAATGACTGCTCTAGAACAGTTAGATTATTGGCTTTTGTTTCAGAGACATTGGTGTGAACACAAACCATCTGTTACTATTTCAGTAAAAGAGAATGAGTGGATGGATGTAGGTGCATGGGTATACAGAAACTTTGATGAGGTTTCGGGTATATCATTTCTACCTTTTAGTGAGCACACATATCAACAAGCACCCTACCAAGATATATCAGAAGAAGAGTATAATAAATTAATAAAGAAAATGCCTAGCAGAATTGATTGGGGCATGTTAAAAGAGTTTGAGAAAGAAGATACAACTACGGGGAGTAAAGATCTTGCGTGTGTCGCAGGAGCGTGTGAAATAGTTGATATAGAAGGAAGATAAGATGAGAGAGATGCTACTAAGTGCATTAAAATCCTACTACGTAGGCAACATTAACAAACACATAGCTAATGTTGAAATTTATCTGAGAACATCTGTTGGTATTGGGGAGCACTCTGATATACAAGGCTCTATAGATAAAGAGTTAGAGGAGATAGACAAGTATGATGCTAGATTATCTATGATCTTAAAATACTTGGAGCGACCTACACAAGATAAACCTAATGAAACAAAAGAAAAAAGTTCTAAGTAGACAAGAAAGAGGTTTGGGTAAATATGATGCCCCATTAAAGTTGCAATTTAATCAAGGTATGACAGGATTTAAATTTAATAAAGTTAATCCTTTCTCTGAAAAGACCATGCAACATAGAGAGTGGCAGAGAGGTTATAACTCTGCTTATTATAAACAGGCAACAAGGAATGAGTCTAGAAGACGAAGCTAAAAAATTCATGCAAGGTAAAAAGAATTCTTTTCCAAGGGTAATGGAAGAGATTATAAAGAATCTAAAAGATATAGAAGTTATTGCTGAAGTAACTTTAAAAAAGTTAAGGGAGTTAAATGCAAAAAATAACTCCAACTTATGACCTATCTTGGTATTTAAAATGGATAGGGTCATTGTTCATCATGTCAGGGATAGTCTGCAGAGCAGTCGGTGTGTTTCCCCTCTACGATTTAGTATCCTCCTGCGTAGGCACTGGTTGTTTAACTGTCATGGCTTATCTTTGGCATGATCGAGCATTATTAGTATTAAATGGGGTTGCTTGTGCCGCCCTCATGATGGGTATATTGAGAGCATTTGCTACCTAAATTAGACCCATATCTTCACCCACCTCTAGCAATTCACCGTAATCATCCATTTCAATGTCCATTCCCGGATTTCTTTTTCTCCACTCTCGTTCTATTATCTCTCTATCTAAACTTCTTAATCTAAAGAAACGTGCTTTATTCTTTCTTATTATATCCTCTGAAGTATCCCAATCTTGTGCTCCAACAGCGTAGGCTAACGCTTCATTCTTTATGTTTGCCATTTCTATTTTAAGAGCTTTCTTTTTTTGTGCATCGTTATCTAAACTTCGATAGTCAGGACTATTGATGTAATCAGACAAGTACCCCTCTAAAGCTGTTCCCATGTATTGTCTCGCATCTCTATTTGCTTCAGGGTCTTGCAACTTCTTGGGTGCTACCTCCACATAATCTAACCTTAATCTATCTAATTCCTTTTGAGCAGTATTTTTTGGTTCTATAGGAGTTAAACCCGATATTTGTCTAAAGAAAGGCATGTGATTTCTTATGCCACCCTCTTTATAAGGAGATGTTTGTGCGGGTCTCTCAAAAAAACCATCACCATCTGCATGTGCCTCCATAGGAAAAGATCTTGTGGCTTGTTTCAACATGTAAGGTATGAATTCTACATCGGTATTATCTGTTAAAAGTCTATAGTCGGGGTCAACCATAGCATATATATCTTTTATAACTCCTGCACCGACAGTATAAGTACTAAGATAATTTCCTAAAAATCTAGCACCTACTTCGGATAATTTTACATCTTCAGCTAAACTAGATTCCTTTGTTAAACTTGTAACTAACCCATCCATTATGTCTAAACTAACACCCGCTCTACCAAAAGCACCACCTGTTAAGGCACTCGTTAGATCTCGCATCTTTATTTTCTCAGATACTTTTTCATTATCGTGTAGTCTAAATCCAAATTCTCTCTCAAAAGTGCCATTCGGCTTACCTAATCTATATATATAATCGGCTAAAGCAGCAAAAGGTGTAAAAGGACCTAATGCAGCTCTCGCATCAAATGTTCCATGACCGTATGGATTTTTATATTCATACGCACCCGTATTTTCATCTCCTAACTGTTCTCTCATACCATAGAAAGCAGTTAACATCATAAGACCTGTGAATTGTTTAGCTATTCGATCTGTCATCCTAGAGCTATTTAATATTCCTGTGCCAAGATCCGTTAGTCCAAAAACAGGAGCATGTTCATAAGCAAATCTAAAAGCATTCACCATGTATCTAGGAAAGGGGACAAAGGTAGATCCTAATTGAGTGCTCGTAACATCTATAAATGCAGCGGCTAATGTATTAAATCCACCTTTTCTGCCTCTGAATCTACCCGTTTGATAAGTAAAATCCATAGCTTGTGACATACCCTGTGCCAATGCTTTTTCATCCACCATTCTCATGTTGCCACTTGCAACTAAATCTTTTAAATTTTTAATGCCATTCTTTTTAAATACGTTCCCTGCATCTATTTTTATCATCTTATCTATTTCTCTAGAAAAGATAGCAGCCTTAAACATATTATCACTGTAAGTGTTTAAAAAGTTTGCATAAGCAGCCCCCTTCATCAAACGACTATTGTGTGTTCCTATAGAGCCATTACCTCCCATTGACAAAAATCTTGAAGAATTTCCTATGTCACCTAATTCTCTAAATAACTCTAATGCTTTATCAGAGTTACCTAAATTTTTGTCTTTAAACATTTTCACTAAGACAGCAGTGTCCTCGCTTTGTAATCCTAAAACCATGTCTTTCATTATTAAAGATGACCAAAAGTTTTTTAAATCTGCCACTCCCTCTTTAGCGGCAAAAACACCTGCTTGTTTTAATTGATTATCAGTTAAGTTCGCAGTTGGATTCTTAACGAAACCTGCAACTAGTTTAGCTGGGGACACAACAAGTGTTTTAAGAATACCAGCGTTTAAATTATTTAAACCATAAATATGATTTCTTAGATATCCGTTTGTTGTATTTCTTACAGTGGTTGCTAACTGTATTGTCATTAAACCAATACGAGTTTTATTTAATGCTTGTAGTCCATCATTTATAGAATTTAAAAGGTTACCCCTATCTGCACGTTTAAATAGTTTGTTTCTTGCTTCCTCTGTAGTACGACCTAAAGTATATAATCCTTTATCTATTTCAGTTAACTCATCAAATAACTCTTTTACTTCGCTTTTATCAAGTCTAGCACCTCTAAGAGTTTTACCTGCTTCAGATATTTCTGCAGCATATAAAGATCCAAACTCTTGAGCAGTTAGATTATGCTTTTTTAATATACCTTGAAATTGTTCTGTTAACACAGATTTAATTTTTTCATTTGGCTCTGCAAAAGCTCTAGCTATTCTAGATGTGACTCTTTCTTGTAAGTCTTGATCACTACCCTTAATTATGTTACTCGATCTAGGTCCTATTAAATTTATTATTTCTGCACCTGCTGAAGCAATATTAGCTATTATTTTATTGTCAATACTCAAAAGAGTTCCACGTTCAGGAGCTAAGTCTGCTTTTAGCTTTTGACCTGCTTTTAACTCTTTTTCGATGGTTTCAGATAAAGCTACCTTTTGTAATCTTGAATTTAATTCTTTAGTAATTTTACCTACTGCACCCTTGTCTCTTAAATTTTTTAAAGTGTATTTTTTAAATGAGGTGTGTACTAATTTTCTATTTTCTTTTAAAGCATTTTTTAAATATATCTCTGCTGTGTTTGCTGTCACTGCTTTTGCTGAACCTGTATAGCTTCCTAAAAGTGTTCCGGGAACAAAACCCAAAGCACCTGCTAATGCAACATTACTCATATCAAATTCACGACTTGGATCTATCGTTACCCTAGTTTCCTCTTGTGCCGCAGCAGTACCCGATGCCCCTAATGCATCTACAACACCTGCTCCTATTGCAGTTTTATAACCACCTTTTCCAAAACCCTCTCTTAGAGCTTTTAATCTAGAATAATTACCTGCCTTTTTTAAAGCACCAGTAGTTAAATTTTTACCTGCAACTTGAACACCATCTTTTATTAATTGTTTTATTCCAAACTTTATTCCTTGTTGAGCAGCCAATGCACCACCTTTTGCTGCTCCAAATGAGAACATGCCAGCGTATGTGGATGGTGCACTAAATATGCCACCCAAGTAATCTTTCATAGTTTCTGTTGTAAATTCTGAATCTTGTTTATCAAATGTATCCATCAGTCTGCCCATTCTAGATAGACCTTCCTCATCACCTTTTTCTTTGTAGGCTTGAGCTTGATACATATCTCTAACAGCAGTTACCTCATTAACATTTTGATATCTGAAGTGTTCTAAATATTGATCATATATTTCTTCGGGATCAAAAGACGTAAAATTTTCTCTGTCTCTCAAAAACTTACCTGCATCCTTCAAGAACATTGAGTTTTCAATTAAATTTTCTCTAGTTAAATCCTCTTGGCTGAATTGGGTGTAATCACCTTCCATTATAAAGCTCCAAGTCTCTCTCTAGCTAATCTCATAGCTCTACCTGAAATCATGTTCCCAGTAGTATCTTCTTTTTTTATCTTGTTTGCTAAATCCACTAAGGCATCAAATCCAACATTACTTTTTTCTAAAAACTCTTTCATGCTAGAACTATAATTAGAAGCCTTTTGTGCATTTTTTATTCTAGTAATAAGCTCAGTAGAAGATAAATCAGCCGTGGATGCTGAGTCTAATTTAAATGTTCCTAATTTTTTTAATGGATCAATACCTTTGTTTAATACGTCCAAGTCCTTTGATTCAAATAAACTGGTATCGCCAGTAGTAAACAAACCATCTACAACCACTAAATTTTTATCGTTTGCAATAGAATTTATAACTTCTGTGTAAAAATTACCTTGTTTTCCTAGTAATCCTTTTACAGCACCTTCTTTAATTTTGTCTAAAATTATACCTTGATACTTTAAAATTAAATTTCTTTTCTCTGCTTTTACCTTATTCATTATATATTCACCTCTAGTATTAGAGTCTGCTCTAATATTAAACCTATCTAACATTGCCTTAACTGCTAAATTACCATAATATTTTGCTTCAGTGTCATTTAAGGGTCCGGGTAATCTTGTTTCTTTCTCTTTTCTAATTCTATTTATGATGCTGTTTTGAACATTCATCATATTTTTAATTAAAGCCATCCTATCTACATCTGTTTTATCTGCATTTTCATACATAACTTGTAGCCTAATCTTTTCATCTATGGGATTTGATTTCATCCCAGCAATTAGTGGATCTATTTTAACAGATACGGCAGGTGGTAAATTTAAATCGGTTTGATTTATATCTATGCCCCTCGCTTTTAAAAGTGCTTTAGCTCGTGTGTCTATTGTTCCTGCGGTATAATCCTTTTCCCCAAAGAACTTCATAATACCTACATCAGCACTTTTTGCTAATTCTTTTATATTAGGTGTGGGTATTGGAGGAACAGTTGATTTAGTAAGTAAGTCTGCAGTCATCGGAGTAGAGTGATTAGTTATTTTACCCATCTGCAACATTTTTATAGGATCATAATTATAATCTTGATAATGTTGTTGTAATTTTGTCGAGTATTCTAGTGCTCCATTTAATCCTTGATCACTAATCAGCCCTTGAGCAGCGTATATTGCATCATCATTATCAGCACCTTCTGCACCACCTAAGTTAGCAATTATCTGATCTACTATTTTTCTATTATCTTTATATACTCTGTCAAACTCTTTTTTGGCTTCAACACCACCTTCATAGGCAGTTAACACTAGTCTATCTGCATTATCTTTTGTTCTTTCTATATCGTCTGCAAAGCCTTTTTCAAAACCTTTAGCTGCACCAGCAACTAAGCCTTTACCAAACTCAGATCCAAAAAATTTACCTAACATTACGTTCTCCTAGCCATCAATCCCATAGGTTGTGTTTGTTCTTCTTGTGCCATCTCTTGAGGTTCTTCCATTGGCATCTCTTCTTCTTTCATGTTGCGTTCTCGCATCATGTCACTAATAATTCTATTAGGTGCTGTGGCTCTCTCGTTCTCCATGCCCTCCATACCAGTTTGATATTTAGCACCTTGAGAATCAGCTATTGTAATTAGCAACTCTACAATAATAGGTATCATTAGTATGCCTACATCCACAGAATGTATACCTTCCATAACACTAGCAAGTTGTATAGTATTTGCTAACGTGGCTAAAGGCACACCCATCTCTATAACATCTATAAGCTGACCTTTAAATGCATCCGTATTCATTCTCTCCACATAATAATCTGTGGCTTGTTCTACAGTTGTTAATTCAGGGGGTGTTTGCCAAGGTCGTGAGCCAACCTCAAATGTCATACCCATTCCGGGTATAGGTCTATCAAACGATTGTTCCATCGCTTTCTCCGTTCTTCTTTGCTTTGTTTGCATTTCTAATATGCAGTTGTATTTCTCTAGCTTTCATCATAGGTATCTTTTCTTGATCCATGTCTTGCATGGGTGGTCTTGATCTAGTCATCATGCCCATGCCTTTTGGTTCAGCCTTTGTTTCAGGCATTCTTAACTTTTCAAATGAACTTAATATTTGTAATGTTGGATTTGTTATCATTATGCTCCACCAAATAATCCTTTACTTATAGCTGCGGCTCCTAATGTGCCTATTAAATTACCCACTGCACCACCTGCTGCTGAACTTGACTCCATTGCCGCCACTTCTTTTCTTATGTCTGCACTAAGCTCTGCTTCAGCTAATCTATTTATTCTATCTAACTGATTATCTGCAGATGTCCATGCCCACTCCATAGTGTCATTATAGTGAGACCATAGGTTATCGTATGCCTCTTTAGATATATCAAGAACTGCGTTTGCATTCAACTCATTTGCTCTGTTTACAGCGACTGTATCTGCTGTTGCAATTTCTCTCCTCCACACTGCGTTGTTCTGTGCTATTGCTAATTGGTTTTGTGCATTAAATTGATCACGTTGATTGTTTATCTCTGCGTTAAATCGCTCTACTGTATTCACTTGCCCTGCATTAAACTGAGATTGTGCATTAGCTTGTGTCGCATTAAACTGCGATGCTTGTTGTGCTAAATTAGAGAAGAACTGATCTACTTGATTTTGTGATGTTGCATTAAACTGATTAGCGGCATTTGTAGCAGCTTGATCTGTAAACAATGCTTGTGTTCTCTGTTGTGCTTTAAACAACTCTGTCTGCTGTTGATTTGTTAAATTAGCCATGTCTTGCTGTAAGAATGATTGTGCGTTTTGTACAGCGGCTTGTTGTCTGTTATTTAAATTAGATGAATCTAAGTTTGCTAGTGCAGATGCCTCTGCTAATACAAGAGCTTGTCTATTAGATAGATTGTTTAAGTTCATAGTATTTGTAGCACGACTATTCTCTAATGCTATCTGCTGTTCTGCATTAAAGTTTAAATTAGCTATATCACCAACCTTTGCGGCATTTTGCACTCTTGCTTGAAATGCTTGATCAAACTCTTGTCCTATAAACTGTGCTCTTTGTTGGGCAGCTAACATAGCACGTTGCTGTCTGTTAGATAAGTTTTGATTTTCAAATTGTGCAAACACACTTGCATCTGCTTGTGCTACAGGTAAAGCTGACTCTATGGCGGCTTGTATTAATGCTTGACCTGCTATACTAGATGCACCCAAACCTCTTTGTTGCATTACTGCTTGTACACCTCTAATAGCACCTGCCGCCCATGATGGTGGATTAGTTGCATCAAAGTTTGCAGTAAGACTAGCTAACTGTCCTTGAACAGTTGCTTGATCTGTTGGTGTTGCAGTTGCAGCTTGTATTTGCTCTGTATACTTAGATGCAGTCTCTGCATTAGCAGTAGACGATACTAGCTCACCTTGCTCTATTTGTCTTTGTATTGGATTTTGTAATAATGTAGCTTGACCTTGTGCGGCATTTAAATCACCAACACTTGATGCTGTTTGTTGAGCCGCTAATACTTTAGCTCTTGGGTCTTCTAATGTTGTCTGTGCTGCTTGAGTTGCCGCCAAAGCACTATCTACTGCTGGAGCACTCCTCTCTGCAGAAGTTATGTTAGCGTCTTTTTGTTGTTGTATATTAGCAGTTGTTGTTGGTGCTACAGTTGTAGGCACACCTACTGTGCCTGATAGTTGTCCTAAGTCACCACCTAAAAGTTGATCTTGTGTTATTTGTGTTCCGACAGGTATAGTTACACCACCTTGAGGTAATGCAGGGTTTTGTGCTCTATCAGTAAAAACATCACCTATGCCAGTATCAGGGGTATATTGTGTAGGTGGGGAAGGCACATCTGCTTGTGGTAATTGTCTCGGATCTGCTTGAGTAGTTCCTCCAACTTGCATGTTAACAACGCCACCTTTAGCCATCTGTCTAGCCATAGATTCATAGACAATCATCTGTCTTTTCTTTTCAGGGTTTTGTTGTAAGTAATTATCGAAGTCATCCATAGAGCCTTGATAACCCATTTTAGTGGCTATCTTTCTCATTCCTTCGGGTTTAAATCCTGCAAATCTTGCCATTATCTACTTCCCATCAATACTTTGTCTAACTTATCTTCTAATCTTCTTAGTGCATCCATCAACTCATGCA